GGTCTAATGCACTTCTACGCATGGATAGATACTTGCCATCCCAGCGTGGGTATAGACCGTCTTCGTCTGCCTCTTCATCGCTGCCCTGCCAAGGGCGGTCTGATTTAGGCCAAAGTGTTTTCCAGTCCTTCTGGTCTTCTGCAAACTCTAGAACTGCTGGCATGGCCAGATATGTCCAAGGTGATTTACCTGTTGGGTATCTTTCACCGTTACGGAGTTCTCTATAGAGGTCAATGGAATCTACTCGAGTTCCAAGGACTAAAAGCTTGCCGGTAGGCCCGAGACGAGTAAGGACTTCCTGCTGAATCCATCGAATCTGTTTTTCGTATTCGTGGGCATTCGACATAGTCACACAGTCGTCTAGGATAATCAGGTCTGCTCTCGCACCGTATACCTGTCCTCCGATACCGATTGCTTGAATCGTAGGATCCTTCTGGTCTGAGTCACGCAGTTCGTCTCCGAGGTAAACTTGCGTAGCTTGCCATGTGGCTGACTTAGACTTGAAGCCTGAGCCAGCAGCGTAAGCCAGTTGCAGCTTCTGCCACGATGGGTGAGTCAGTCTCTGCTTGATAGCGTAGATAAATTCTGTTGCCTTCTGCTGTGACTTCGAGACAATCATAATACGGATGTTGGGATCCATACAGATCCGGTATACCGGATAGTCAATCGAGGTAGTCATCGACTTGGCGTGTTCAGGGGGCACATTCACCAGAACATACTGGGGGCGGCCTTGCTCAAATTGCATAGAGCTATGCATCCACTCAGGTTCATTACCTTCAAGAAGGTTGATGATATTCATCTGATGTGGAAAGGTGTCTGCTTGCAGATACTCCTTGCGGAAAGTACGGAAGTCCATCTCGAGGGATTCCTCGGACTGGATGCGGCCATGCTTTGATCTAGCAGCACGAACCTTATCTACAGTCTCTTTGAATTCTTTATCCGTGGAGCGGTAGTAATCCCACAGCTTTGCTGATCTGCCGACCTGCCGCATGGCATCTTCGACTGTGCAACCCTCTGTAATAAGACGGATTACTTTTGCCTTGATCTTGGCTGTCTCTTCTTGTTTACTCATATCTCTCCTCGCCAGCTTCGCTGGCGTGGTCGCCAAAGATTTTTCATTGGGTTTAGCGGTTCTGAAAAAGAACAGACTACTGGGCATTTACTAGGGGCTTTTAGGTCGCCTTTGCTCGCTAGGGCTCGCTCCGGCTCCCTAGAGCCGGTGTAGTCGTCTAATTACTTTAGCAAGTAATTATCCTCCTACTATATATAAGCCGGGATAAATGGGTTTTATCCCACACTATGCCCTGTGATTTGTATCACATTCTATCTATTGTGTGTAAAAGTCCTGCTCAGAGCCTATTTTACAGCTCGAGATCCTATCAAAAATATTTTTCTGGGTACATATATACAGGGGCCCCAGCCGCTTTAAGCACCCGGGTCAATTTGCCTTGCCGGCGTGTCGAACCCCTATAAGCCGATAACTAACATTATGTTAAGTAGCTTTTACGGCGTGTCGGGGAGACATGGAGCCGGGCCGGCCGGCCGAAGCTAGGGCCATTTTTAAGATCCGGATCTAAGTAATCGCCTAAGATCTAGGGCATGGATCCGGGGAGCTTGCAAGCTTGCCGGGAGGGATCCGGGCCGCAGCTCTTCGAGCTTGCATCGATGGCCGCCGGGAATAGCTCGAGGATCCGGGATCAAGCTCGGGTCTAAGCTCGCCGGTGGATCATCGACACCGAAAAAATATTTTGAAAATAAGCTTGACTTTTTAAGCTGTTATCGTGATACCATCGGAGGCAAACCCGGCCGCATCAAACCGGCCGCCTAGTAGTAAAGGATCAAGCTAATGTCAATTACCATCATTAGATCGAATACCGATCTCCTCGATGCTTCGAAGATCATCATCGATAACCGCCGGCTCGAGGCCTTAGATTCGGCTCTCGATCATGCGACCCGGGCTCTCGAGCTTCAGATCTCGGAGCTTAATAAGGTCTCTCTCATCGATGGCGTAATGCAAACCGGCATCATCGCCACCATGGCCCGGGAATCGATCGACACTTACCGAAAGGCGATCGAAGCTCTCGAGGAGCTATCCGGTAAGATTTACGATCATCTAACCGGTTACGGATCCGAAGAATACCGGGAAGCTGCGAGCCGGTAGCCGGTAGGCCTCGAGCTAATACCTCGAGGCTCTCCGGATGCTTACTCTGGCATCGATTTAACCTAGCGAAAGGATCAAGCTCATGTCATTAGCTCATTACTCTACGATCGAAGAGATCGAAGCCGATCACCGGTCAACCGGTGGCCATTTCTTCGATGCAGCTTCGAAGCGATTTTTTAGATCGAGGATCGGCCAGATCGTAATCGGTGGCCGCTTCTTCATTACCTCCGAGCAATTCGATCACAATTCGGCCCGGCTCTACACCATCCGAGAATGCCGGAATGGGAAGATCGACACCGTAGGAGAATTTCAAGCTTACGCCACCGCCGCCGCAGCTCGGGCCGCTGCTTCGAAGATAGCTCGAGGATCCATCGAGGCCGCAGCATGAGCCGCCCGGATACGGTATCGATCGCCGAGGCGATCACGCTTCCGGTGGGCTCCCGGGATTATGTCGCCGGATGGTATAACTCTCCGGCTTCGAGCGTGTCGATCGTGGCGGCGAAAGGATACGCCGCCGATCCGGATCATCAAGCGGTAACCCTCGAGCTTGATCTTCGAGCTGCTCGAGGCCTTGTCCGATTCCTTATCGATGGGATCGCCGCCATCGAGGGAGCGAAGCGATGAGGGCCGCAGCTCGCCGGATCCTAAGCTCACCGGTATATCGCCGGCGATGGGCCGGGGTAATCGGTGGGATCGTGTTATTCGCCGGGATCGTATGGATCTCCGGCCATGTATGGTGGACAGGATCCGGATATTGTTTCGGGGATCTCATTAGCTGCTATTTTCCCGGGGAGGTGAAGAAATGAGCGATGGCGTGAAGCGGATCACCGTAGCGATCTATTATGATCCATCGAAGCGTGATCTATTGAATGGAGATTTATCTCGCCGCCTCGAGGGCCTCGAATGGTGGATCACTACCGAAGAGAAGCTCCCGGAGGGTAAGCTTAAGGTGTTAGATCTAACGCAGCTTAAGGATTAGCTATCGATAGTTAGCTTCGAGGGCTCGAGCTTACCGGCTCGAGCTTTCGGAGATACCGATCGCCGGTATCAACCTAGATTAAGGATCAATAAATGAGCAATTTCACCGATCAATTCATGCAAGAAGCCGATCGCCGGGGCTCCGGGGATCTTGTCCGATCCATGCTCGATTCGGGCATGCTAATGGTGATCGATGCAAGCTCGGGAGATACTCTCGGGGATGCATCTAAGGCCATCCCGGAGCTTAAGGCCGGGCCTCGATCACTATCAACCATCGCCGGGGAGATCATGGGCTCACCATGGTATCGATCTAACGCCTCGATCTATGCTCGAGATTATATTCAAGCGATGCAGCTATTGAATAAGATCACCGATCAATATTTCGCAGATTCGGCCGAGAGTGTTGTCCGATACGCATTAAGCAACATGTCAACATGGCGAGGGGATCAAGCTCGAGCGATCAAGGCCGAGCTTAAGGATCTACTTAAGGCGGTTAAATAAATGGGCCGTAATTTTGCCGCCGATCTAGCTTCTAACCCGGATCTAACCCTCGAGAGATCTCTCTCGATCCATCTAACCGGTAATCACTATCCGCCGGTGCCGGTCTCGATGGTGGATCCATGCATCGCCGCTATTAACGCAGCTAAGGCCCGAGAGTGGGGCAAGCTTATCGATCTACCGGCCGGGGTTAAGTGGCGAGGTAAGGATCAAGCTCCGGTGTCTGCCCTAATCGAGGGCCATCATCTCGAATGCTTCATCGATGGAGGGGATGAGGATTAGAAGCTCGATCTAATTATGGTGGGGCCCGGGGCATTAGCTCCGGGCCTTGCCATGGTGAGATCGTCTCGCCTAACCTAGAAGATAAGGATCAATTCATGCGTAGTCTAATCAATATAAGAGAGAGGGATCCCTTACCGGATCCCGGCTCGATCTCCGGTCTCGATGTCGCTAAGGCTCGGAGGTTAGCGGCGGATAGTTTCGCCGCCTATGGCATCAAGGTGCCGAGCTATCTAATCCGATCGGATAGTAATAAGAAGCTAAGTCTCGAGGTGCCGGGTTATTACGGTATCGCCGGGCTAACGCTAACGCCGGCTGCTTATGGGCCGGCCACTACATGCAAATTTTTCACGCATTGCAAGGATCTATGCGTTCTTACGCATGGCCGGGGAGCATTCGAGAGTGTGATCCGGGCTAGATCTGCCCGGGTATCGCTGCTCATGGATCAACCCGAAGCGGCCTCGATTCTATTAGCTCACGATGTCGATCGATACTCTCGAGCATTCGGTAAGTGGGGCCTCCGGTTAAATGTCGCCTCCGATCTAGCATGGGAGATCGCCTCGCCATGGTTGATCGATCGAGCTATCGCCGGAGGTGCCGCCGTCTATGATTATTCGAAGCGATGGGATCGAGATCCCGAGCCGGTGCCCGGGTATCGATTAACCTTTTCGGCCGCCGGCCATTCGATCGAAGAGATCCGGGCTAAGGTATTAACCGGAGCGAATGTCGCTATCGTAATGCCGATCGATAAGGGATCTCCGGTGCCGGATCGATGGCATGGGATACCGGTTATCGATGGAGATCTTCACGATCTCCGGGCCCTCGATCCTCGAGGGGTAATCGTATCGCTGCGAGCTAAGGGTAAGGCGATCCATAAGATCGGATCGAAGCTTATCTATGAGGTGGCCTAATGACTTACGGATGCGGAGCTTATTCATGCGTGAGCTGTTACCCTTACACTTACCGCTGCGAATGCGGCAAGGATTACCCGGAGCCGATACCGAATGGGCAGAAGATCCCCGAATGCTCCGAATGCGGAGCGATCTCGGAGGTAATCGCTTGATCGGTTTCGGTTTATTCATTCTAATATTCTTCACCTTACCGGTGGGAATTAGCGAGGATCAACCCTTGCTAATCATGATCCCGATCGTGGCATTCATAGCTGCGATCATGATTGGAGATAAATAAATGCTTCATCGCTTCATGCTCGGAGCGGTTGCCATGGGGTTAGCTTTAACGCTAACCCCTCGGGAGCCGGTTATCGTAATGATCCCTCCGGTAATCAAACCGGAGCCGGCATTCGTGTCGGATATTGAACTCACCGACCTACCTTTAGCTTGGCAAAAACTTGCCAAGTGTGAATCCAATGGTCGACTTAATGCTGTCAGCGGCACACGCAAACAATTTCAGGGAGCATTTCAGATTGAGTTCCCCCGGACTTGGGTTGCACATGGTGGCAGCAGCGGCACCCCAGCGAAGGATGCCACTCTAAGAGAACAGTTCCATGTAGCTCTTCATATCTATGCTGATCGTGGCTTCAAGCCATGGCCATACTGCGGCAAGTTCCTCAAAGAAGAATACGGAAGATAGTGATACAATAAATGTAGTGGACTTGATCCTCCACTCTAGGTGCTAAGGCCCTCCTTCGGGAGGGCTTTAGTCTTTTATGTCCTTGGATTATCTACCGAGTAGAAACCACCGGCCTTGAATACTGTAGGCGTTGCTGTCCATACTCGAGACATCATCAAACCGCAATCACATTTAGGTGCAGCTTCTTCCTCTGTCATTCTGCGTTCGATCTCAACGCTGATCCCACACTTACTGCAACTGTATTCGTATGTAGCCATTAGTTATTGTAACTCCCTCTGAATTTTCTTAGACTCTCCTCTGGTACACAATAGATCTCTGGTCTACGCCAGTCAGGTTTATCCAACCACTCCGGGTTCTTTGCTTCTGCACCCATGATCCAACCAATCAGCTCGTAGTTAGGCATACCACCTCTAACCAATACAAACTTCACATCATCTTTAGCATCGGGTCTAACAAGTAATCTACCCTGCTCATGCTTTGTGTATTTAACATCGATATTGGGTTCAATATCTACACCACCTTGACCGAAGGCACCACCCCAGTAGACACCAAGATACTTAGCTACTGCTATCTCTGCACCGGCACCATCAACATCGAGAAGGATTCTCTGCCATGCATCCATGTCCTGTAGTCCACGCATCTGTTGGTTCTTCATCGTAGATACATAGCGTTCAATCGCTGTGTTAGCAGCGAGAACAACTTCGTATCTCTCGAGAACTATCTTCAGACCCAAGGCGTTGGCCCCCCTAAGTGATCGATGATCTTTCTTAGTGAGCCTTGAATCTTTCTATCTACTGTTGAATCACTTATGCCCATCTCTTCTGCTATCTCAGACAAAGTCATTGGGCTATTGGAATACCTATTGCGTAACATCACCTGCTCATCCGCATCTAGCAGATCTATTGCAGATCTAATATCAATTACTACAGCCAAGATATTGCCACCCTCACTTGGAACTGATGGCTTGCGTGGGGTGCCATCGTCTACCTTGTCAACCATTACTGCACCGTATGAATCAAATTCAAATGCAACTGGCAACATCTTGGCTATCGTTATCGTGTCATAGAAGAACTCATCGCCGGTTGAATAGCCAAGCTTTGCGGCCTTCTCTTTCCTTGCATACTTCTCAACTGTCCTGCGGAATCGTGCCATGATCCGCCTTGCTACCCACTTAGTCTCATCCTTGCTTACTTCGTAAGCCTCATCCAACATCTTGGCCAAGTGAGGTCGCTTAAGAACATAGACTCGAAGCTCTTGAATTAGATCCTCTTTATCTACATAGCCAGCAAACCTGCGATGGATGTGTGCTGCGGATATATGCACGAGATCTTCGAGGTGATCCTCAGCACGATCTTTCTCTTGCATTAGTCCTCATCTTCTAGCTCGATGATGGCATCCATTACAAACTTAGCAACGAAGAACACCAATGTAATTACAAGAGTTGCAATTAAAAAAAATTTCTTCACTTGTTCTCTGGCCACTTTCCACGATTGACCATCATGGCAATGATGCAATAGTTAGCAAGATCCTTGAAGGAATCCTCAATGGATTCATGCTGTGGCTTCTCACCGGATGCAAGTAGATTCTTTAGTCGTTCGAACTTATCACCCATACGAACCATCAACCCATTGATAGGGCCACCGTATGCATTGTTGATATTGCCCGGGCCGTAGTCTCTTTGCTTACTAATCAGTAGGTTGCCAAGCTCATCGATAATATCCCACGAGTCAGCAACGAACTGATTCATCACCGGGTCTGCGGTAGTTGAACTACTATCTCGAGGGCCAAAGGCAGATCCGGGTTTATATTTAGACTTAGGACTCTTAGGCCGAAGCTTTCCAGTAAGTCTTTCAAACTCTGCATCGTCATTGGATCTATTGATTCCGTACTCATACTCGCTCATCTATTCCCAGTCTCCTTCGTAGCCCATCTAAACCCTCATCTAATACTATAGAGTTTACATCACTTCCGAGTGGAAGTGGTATCAATTCTGCGTGTTCAACTTCTTGTAAAACTTTCTCGGCCAACTCCATCCCCGGATTAGATCCATCTTTCTTGTCATCATTATCTGCCAAGATAAGGACTCTTCGATAGCCACCAAATAATCTATTGAAGTGTGGTCGCCAAGCTTTAACTCCCGGCACTCCAACTGAAGGCAAGAGTTGACTAGCAATGACTGCATCCAACTCTCCCTCGCAAATTGCAATGGTATCCGAAGGCTTTTGTAGATCAACTGCGTTGAACAATCTTGCTGGTTGGTGCATTGGTGCCATGTATCTAGGCCCCGGAAGTTCATCGATCCTTCTGAACTTGAAACCTGCAACGCCATTGACGACTCGATATGGGATGGATAACCATCCGATAAACTGGACATGGCTCGGATCACAGTCGACTGGTACGCTTCCCAACAGATGCTCGCTTGCCAGTTCCTGACTGAACCCCCGACCTTTTAGGTAAGAGACCGTCTCCTCGTTTATCTTTTTGTGATATGTCGTAGCCAAATCGTTTAGCAATGTCAGCCGCTCTATCGAAAGCAACACGAAAGTCCACCCCTTCTTTCCACATGAGTAATGAATATGCATCTCCACCTATGCCACAGGTGTGGCAGAAGTAAAGCCCTGCTTTCTCTCCGTCTGTACTCATAACAGCAGACCTTCGAGTATCGTTATGGAAGCAGCATCTAACAGGCTTTGAATAGCCTTCTCTTACTTCTCCACCATAGTGTTCGACCACAGCCTTGAGAAGCTCTGGGTCGGCAGCCATTAGTAACTCTTTCTTACTGGCTTCTTCTTAGTAGTAGATCCAAGAGTCTTAACATACTTGTTATACTCCTCGATCCGCTTCTCCATTTTCTTCTGTTCAATTCGTGCATCAAGTGTGTAATACAAGTGTTCTAAGAAGTGATACAAAGCAACACCTGCTACTACGATCAATACGCCTACTACTGTTTCCATTTTAATACCTCCGTAAATGTATCTAACTCCATGATTACAAACGACTTGCCTATGCCATGTTGTCTACGCTTGGCGATAACTATTGGTATCGCTGGCGAAGACTTTCTTTTCTTCATCCAGTTCTTTACTTCAATACTTGCTTCTTCTATCCATGGCCCAAGCTTAAATGACTTCTCATTCTTTGCCTCGACTACGATAAAACTTGCGATGTCCGGTGCCCATAACCATAGATCACCTTCATCACTAGTGCCTGAGAGCCTTAGTCTTTCGACTGGTTGAAACTCTTTATCTCTAAAGTATTCAACAAGATCTGTCTCCCATGTTGCACCCTTTCTTTTATTGGCCCGAGATTGCTTGGAGTCCAACGAAGTTCACCCCCGGTCTTAGATCGGCCATGCCCTGAACATCTCTGTCCACTATCTGAACTCGTGATGCATCGATACCCAGCGTTACAAAGTTAGATGCATCTGCTGAGTGTTCACCGAATCTATTCTTAACTGCTGCAACCCTGAACTCTTGGAACTCTGGGTTCATTGCAATAGATAAGATCATCGATGGAAGTTGTGATGCCTTACCGAGTATTGCTCGGCGAGGTGCTGGCATCTTTGGATCTCCAGTTCCTGCCTCACTCATGTGAGTTAGTGCAAGGACACAAGCACCAGTCTTACGAGCCACATGATGCAGCTCTGACATGATGGCACGAATACCTGACCACTCTTCACCAGTAACAGATACACAGTTCATTAAGTTATCAATGACAATCAATGCAGGTGCCATGCCATAGACCTCGCCATAAGCGAGGATCTCTAGCTCGATTGCATCAATGTCCGGTGATGGATCAAAGACCCACTTAATATGTGAGCCTCTCTCATTCAACAATGGATCGAAGTAATGTGAATCTGCATCCAAGTATGTTTCAACCTGTTGCTGTGGTAGTCCAGTCAAACCTGCAACTGTTCTAAACATCTGAGTAATGGGGTCGGTATCCGCCGAGAAGTAAAGAGTCGGAACTCCTGTCTTCAAGGCGTATACCAACGCCATCAAACTCTTACCTGAGTTTGGTTGACCTGCGATAAGACACAACTGTGACTGACGGAATCGCATACCATGCTGTCTAAGTCCAGCCCATACATCAGGTAAGGGTTTAGCAGAGGAGCTTGTGCTGTGAACTGCTTGCAGTAAGTTCAACATTATGCAGCAATACTCCTCAATCTTTTTAGTTTCAATTCTTCACGGATCCTTCTCCGTTCTATTGCAGAAGTTCCTCCCCAAAAATGGAAGTCTTCATTATGTAATGCCCAGTTAAAACAATCTTCTAGAAGTGGACAACTTGCACATACATTACGAAGTGTTTCGTAATGGGTGAAGTCTCTTTCCTCTGTGCAGAAATGTTCGTTGCCGATAGAAGCACAAGCTTCGGTGCCGGTAAAGGCAGGGTAATTTGGTTTACCCTGCCTCACCAACGATATTAAGAAGCGTTTGCTCTGAAGTCGCATTGCTGGCCCTGTGGTCGTGAGCAAGCATAGAAAGCACGATAAGGCTTTCCTGATGCTTTGGATACTCCAGCAGGAACTTGCTTTGCTGCTTCTCCGTGCTTACATACTGGGCCGTTAGTAGGGGCAGCATTCGCTGGCTGACCCCATGCATCTTGCGGTGGTGTGATTACAGTTGCATTGAATGCTTGTGCAATCGCTTGTGTTGACATTGGTTGGGAGCCTGTGAAGGCGTTAGCCATGGCTTGTAGTAGTGACTCGGCACCACTTGGATCTAAAGCTTCTGCTAATTTCTGTGAGAAGCCCTGATATGTTGCATCTGCAATGACAAAGATTGTTCCATCGTTTGTCTTTGTTGATACTTGAAAGCCTAATTCGGCCATCTTATTTCTCCTTCGTGTGTTTGATGTTGAGTCGGACTGATTCTTTGCCGACTGGTTTTTTAGGTACGAAGCCCAAGAGTTTCTCTACTTCCTTCTCATCGATAGATGCACGGCCAGCAACAGTTGTCCAACTGATGTCGATCCCACTCCGTGTCCTACCGAAGATGCCTTCGAGTGAAGCTCGAAGACTCTCACGCTTCGCTTCCAGATCATCGATCTGGTTTCCCAACTGTAAGAACAACAAGGCATTGCTGTCCACCTCAGTATCTAGAATTTCGACTTCCGAGGGTTTAGTAAGTTCTTTTTTTAAGCCACTACAACCCAACTCCCCAGTTGCATCGTAGAACTTGCAATAGAACTGACAGTAGCTGGCATCCTTTTCAGGAGGAGGTGCATCAGTTACTTCCTTAATACTCTCGAGCCAATCCAAAGCTTCCTCTGCAATGGTTGGATCGTAGTCTTCAGTATGAACCTTTACATCTCGTTCATCACCATCCCGGGCTATGGCACACAAGTTAACGGTCTTTACTTTGTAACCGTTCTTCTCCAACAAGTAGCCATATGTATGAACTTGCCAACGCTGGTTCTTCGATGGGAAGTAACTTAGGTTCTTAACCTTTGTTGTCTTCCAGTCAACGACTGCACCAGTTTCAGGAATGAATAAATCTATATGGGCTTTCATTCCATTGTATTCGACCTCGGTCTCAACTAGATACTTCTTGCCTTCGGGATCTAATGCTTCGATTGATTTCTCAATCTCTGCATGGATGGCAGTTCCCATGATGGCTGCTAGTTTGAGTTCGTTGTCGTTTGTTTCGGCTTGTCCATTTAACCGAAACCAAACCTTGCGTGAACAGCCACCAAGTTCTGATGGCCCTATCTGCACCTGAGTGCTACGAGATTTACTTGCATCCTTAGCTCGTAGAACTTGGATAAGTAGATCCTTGATCTCACTCATCTGCTTTACCCTCTTTCATATTTTCTTGCACCTGATTATACGCTGTCCAGAAAAGTGCATAGTAAGAAATATCAAAAGGAAAAGTCTTCATATGCGTAACCAATGCACCGGTGTGGGCATAGGCTTGGATCCCTGCTTCTTTCAGTAGATTGAAGAAGATAATATCTTCGCCAATAAACTTATCTTCCGTAAGATCATTCTCGTGGAAGAAACTTTTTTCCGGGAACTTCTCCCTTAGTTTAGGGATGATTGACTTGTGCATCAACACACAACCAAAGCCAGCAGAATCAATCGGAATGATTTCATTCTCCGGTAGTGGATGTATGTATTCAACTTCGTATTTATTTCTACCTTCTTTGAAGATGGTAGGCATTGGAACCGGAAGGTTTCCAACCGTGTCTTTCCAAACAAAGTATACGCCAGATACAACAGGTCGTGAGACTTTGTCTGCTGCATCCCATAAAGTTTTGAGAACTTCTTTGGTCAGAACAATATCTGAATCAACCCACAGTAGCCAATCGGTCTTAGCTTGGTCTGCCCATAGATCGAACAACTGCATACGCTGACGAGAGATCTGATTACCCTTGACTCTCATTGCGTTATTGATAGGCACACCAACTGTATGTGCCATAAGCATCGTGTATACAAGTCCTTCTGTGAACTTGCCATCAGTCAAACCATTGTCACACCATGAGATTGATAAAGTTTCTTTACTACTGTGTGGCACTTGGCGACCTTTCATCTTGCAAAATTTTGATTGCGAATTCTAAACCATCTACTAATCCCTGATTGTATTCGGTTGTCGGTTCGGGTTCAATAGCTTTTAATCTCTTTGTAAATTGATCTATGTAAAAATCTTTAAGCAACATTCTGTAGCCCCTTAATGTATTGCTCTGCCAGTTCGGAGATCTTCGCATCTCCATCGAGTGGTTTCCAGATAATCATTACACCGGGCAAGATTAAATTCTTTTCCTCGGGCAATGGAACTAGATTAACCATTGTGTCTGCAATGAAATCTTTTTCATGCATCCAATCTACAAGATCAAACTTTGCGAGCTGATACTTAGTCGACTCGTAAGCGTGATCCCACCATACAGATACTGCTCCCTCATTGCTATAGGAAAATCCCATTACCCATGGATGAGGGCGGAATGAACGGTCAGAGAACTCAGCCATCTGTGCATAGATGGTGTCTACCTCTACAAGTTTCTCGTTCATGGCATAAGTGTGACACACAGGACTGACAAGCATTCGGCCATTTTGCCAAGGTCGGCGTGGCGTGTTATTGTCCTGCCACCTCGCAAGAGGTGGGGCAGAAACTTCAAGGCGACACTATACGGTGTAGCACCCAACCACCATAATTTTTATGGGGGGTAGGGGGGCATTTCTTAAAGCTCTTCTGCCGGTGTAGTTTTATGGCACAAAAAAAGAGGGGCCCCCGAAGGGGCCCCATCTAGTTACTATTAAGTTTTAGTCAGCATCTTCTGGATCTGTATACAGAGCTGCCAATGTCTTTTCGTTCTCGATCTTCTGAGCCTTCAAAGAAAGTCCTGTAGCTGCTGCAATGAAAGCCAATACTGCTTCCTGTGGAATGTCTGCATAGGTTGCAACGACTGCTACCAATGCCTGAATAAGACCAGCCCATGCGGCTGGGTTCTTCATGAATATGTTGATCTTCATACTTAGTCCTCCTTTGGACTTATGACTTAAAGACTGGCTTACCAAAGCCAACTACTGTCACGGCTTGTGAGCGGCGTAGCTTTGAACCATTCTTCTTCTTGAAGGCACGAACCTTCAGGCAGACTTGTCCACCATTGCGTTGGTCACCCTTTTTGTCTGGGGCTGTGTTGCCTTCGACACAGGTAACAGTACCATCGCCGTTATCCTTGACCACGATACCGACATGAGAGATGCGATCTACTCCATCGTTAGGGAAGTCAAAGAAGACTATGTCTCCGGGTAGAGGGGTCGCTTCATCGCTGGCCTTCTCCCATTGATTCTTCTTCATAAAGGCTGAAGCTCCGGCTACTGTGGATACACAGTTAGGGATCTTCAAGCCAACCTCATTGGCACACCAGTTGACGAATGAGCCACACCAAGGCAGGAAGTTAGCCTTAGTAAAGGCTCCATACTTGGTCTCGTTATTCTTTGGGCCTTCGATCACGCCGAGTTCACCTTTTGCTACTGCAATAAAGTCTGCTCTTTGACCCATGATTAGCTCGCCTTCTTATCAACTTTAGCAAATGCTTCGTTGATCTCTTCGGCTGATAGTTGGCCATCTGCTAGATAGAATCGAGCAAGAGCTTCTAATACTCGTGCTGCACCCAAGGCACCGGCAAGGACTGCTGCCTGCCATACCTCAATGCCAACGAGTGAACCAGCACCGATTACTCCCAATGATTCTGCTGCAATTACTGCAACAATTCTTGAGAGAATGCTTTTTAATGTATCCATTATTCATCCTCATCTTGTCTTAACTTGAATGTAATTGACCAAACAATCAGGGATAGAATGATTGCGTAACCAACTACTGTTTTTGCTGATCCTTCTAGTACCACCCAAGCAATGAACATTCCGAGAAGTGTCCATAGTTGATTGGCTATGTCTGAGAAGAAAGACTTCATGGTTTCCTCCTATAAGCTGCTGTCGCTGCGGCTCCTGCCGCTGCTTGGGTTGCTATGTTTCCTGCAATGATTGCTGAAACAATTACTTTTTCAGCATCTTCTCGAACCTCTGGGGATAGGTCTGAACCTATGTTCGAGAATGCTGTAAGAACTTGACTCGGATCTGAAAAGATTTCGGCTATAAGTTCTGCTGGGTTTTCAAATAACTGCAACGCAATAACTACTTCTGCTGTTAGAACTACACCGTTCTCCAACTCGATTGGAGTTTCAGGATCCAATGATTCAAGATCCGTGTCGTCTGTGAGTACGACCACATCAGGTGTAACATTTTCTTCAGGTTCAATAACAGGAGGTTCGGGTTGCGTAGGTTCATTGGGTTCTGTCACAGGCTCTGGAGCAGGGTCAGGTTCTGGCTCTGGCTCAGGTTCAACCGGTAATGGAGGTTCAGGTTCCGGTTCAGGAGCTGGTGGATCAGGAACTACCTCTGGCTCGGGAGCAGGAGTTGGCTCAGGCTCTGGAAGTGGCTCTGGCTCAGGGGCAGGATCCGGAATTACTTCGGGTTCTGGAGCTGGTGGTTCAGGCTCTGGAGCAGGTGGTTCGGGTAACGGCTCAGGAGATGGAGCAGGTTCGGGAGCAGGTACTGGAACTGGCTCTGGAAGTGGGGCTGGTTGAGGCTGAGGATCTGGAAGAGGAGTTGGAGTCGGCTCCGGTGCTGGCGTTGGTACCGGATCTGGTACAGGTTGAGGAGTCGGTTGAGGTTCTGGAACCGGGGCAGGTGTAGGTTCTGGTGGCCTTACAGGATCTGGCGTAGGCGTAGGAACCGGAGTAGGCTCAGGTGTAGGAACAGGTACAGGTGTAGGTTCTACAGGGGTTGTAACAGTTGAAGTATCGGGAGGAATAGATGTTTGCGGACTTGGGGTATTGGTCGATTCTGGGGTTGATATTGGGGATGGTTGTGGGGATGCTGTACTCGTACTTGTTTCTGAAGGAGTAGGCGATGGATCAACAGATGGCTGTGGTGTTGGCTCTGGTGTTTGGCTTTGTGTCGGGCTTGGTTGTGGGCTGGGTTCAGGGGTCGGCTCCACAGAAGGCGAGGCTACAGGCGTTGGAGTGGGAGTTGGCTCAGTCGCAGGAACATTTGGTGGAGCTGAAGTCTCAGTTGGAGTCGGTGTTGGACTCGGAGATGGAGAAGCTTCCGGAGTCGGAGCAGGTGTAGGAGTTACCCCATTGTAATAACGAAGTGGGCCATCGGGAACTGTTGTAGATACAAAGATTGGATAGCCACCGGAGAATCCACCGGTGCAGAAAAGGGCAGCAATATCACCTTTACCTTGAAAGAATGTTTGTGAATTATCCCAACCAACATTTGCAGTTCGTTGAGTGCCATCATCTTTAGCACAAGTGATTGTTGCCGGCCCTGTCTGCTCTGCATGAGATGCAGGTATAAACCAAATCGATGTTCCAAAAGTTAAAAAGAATACTGCTAGTAGGTTTCTAACTCTTTTCTTATCCATATTTGTGAACCTGTTCCTATTAAAGTTAAGTGGTCTTTCATTAAGATAATGAATAGATCGATAGCAGCTTGTGGCCGCATATTGATTGGGGCATTTAGCTCCCATAGGTAATCATCGAATGCCATAATCCCACCGGGCTTAAGTGCTTTCCACGCTAGGCTGGCATCTATAAATACTGCTTGTGCTGTGTGATCTCCATCGATGTATATGAAATCGTAAATCTCTTTATCATCGGTAGTGGCAAGGAACTTATGGCTTTCCATCTTGCATTTAATTACATTAGAAAATTCTTTTAACTTCTCATCGTAGACTCTCTCAACATCTGAGAAGTCCATCTCATGGTGGATCTCTTCATCAGATCCCTGCCAAGTATCAACATCGGTAAGGATAGAACTCTTGTCAGTAAGTATGTTCTGCATCAGCCATAGGCTGGCATCACCGGTATAGACACCTATCTGCAAGAAGTGAAGGTTTGTTTTGCCCTTAAACTCTTCTAAGTATTCGGCAAAGTAACCTTTGGCCGCAATGTTAAACCAGTTAGGGTAGTTACTTTCGCTTGGCTGTGACGATGTCATAGATTAAGTCTACCTTTATTTGCAGGGAATTGACCTGATCCTTGAGGCTTGAGCCGCCATTGGTTTTAAGTTCTTGTAGATAGTGGATAACCATCCAACGAATACCGGCAGCAAAGCCACCAATGATTGCAAGGATAGATACCGTAAATGCTGCCCAGTCCATAGCCGACATCAGACTACCGTTCTCATAGTAATGGTAATGATTCCACCAAAGTTCTCATTGTTTCCAGATGGTGGGGTCATTCTTGTAAAGGCAATCTCTTCGATAACAGCATCGAAGTTTTCACCGGATGTAAAGTCTTGAACGAGAACTGTTGCACCAGTTGATTCAACAGTCTCTAAAGCTGATAGGCGAAACTTGGCTCCACCTAAAGTTCCGTAACGAGTGTTACGGCGGTCTGATTCAAAGTCATAACACATCAATGGCAACTGGATCAGACGAGATCGAGTAGGGCTAGGGATAGCCTTAATGGCATAGCCATTCATAACTGCACCCTTAGTAGCATCACTTACATTTCGATATAAGGTAAATGCTAACTGTCCATTGACTTGAGTGGATGCGTAAGCAGCAGATAGATCGAAGTCTGTATTGTATGCATTACCGGTAGTTAGGGTTGAAATCTGAGTACGGCCTTCATTGGCATCTGCATAGATTTCAATGTTTCCGTTGAGTGTTCCGGTTTCAACACGGACACGCTTCCATGACTTCTTCTCTAGAGTTCCCCAGTTAACGATTGCTGTCTGGACTGTTCCTTCTGGAACAAGATTGGTTGCGTGTTGCAACCATGTTCCACTTGAATGGACAGAGAAGAATAACTGTGCTGATGTAGGGAAGAATCCTAAAGCATCTACTGATCCTGTGGTTCCAGTAGCCACGATGTCTGTGGCATATGGATAAGTTCCATCATCGAGTAGTTGCCCAAGATAGATGCGATAGATACCAGAGGCACCACCAATACCAGCCTTAACACCTGCATAGATGTAAGAGTCTCTAGCTGCAAAGGCAAGGATTGGATTGGTTGTATTGAAAATCAATGGGCCATAGACGATAGTTGCATCATCTGCAATGGCTGCAATACGGACACCACGAGAGGTTCCGATAGCAAGATAGGTTCCAAGGTACCCAAAGAGTGATCGAACTGTCTCGCCTCGAGGGATGTCTGCTACTGATACGGCAGCACCCAAGGCACCAGATGAGTCAGGAGAAATCTTAAAGATTGCAGACTTATCTCCAGCATAACCTGCTACATAAATTGCACCACGACCTTCAGCAATATCAGACCAGATCCAACCAACAGGCACGGTAGTTGTATTGGCTACTGGAGTAATCGTTGACAGGTTTGTATGTGACCCACCATGACCACCAGCAAATGGAAGTTCATATACTGCCGCTATTGGTGTAGTGCCAGTTACATAACTGACACCAGCCATGATGCGGTTCTTTACATACTGCAAGACAACGCTTGTAGCGTTGGCAGTATTGATGTGATAGTGAGCATGAAGTGTTGGACTTGCGGCAGTTAGATCGTAATCATAGATGTATGTAGCGGTGGCAAGATAGAGTGTAGTTCCATCTGTCTCTGCCGCTAAGATCTCAGTAGATAAAGCAGATCCAAGGATGAGTGAAGTAGATGTTCCACCTGCTGTTACTCTGGCAACACGAACTGCTGTACTACCTGCTGCTGCACAGTCAATGTGCAATACATAATCAACACCACTAATAGTGGCAGGTAATGAGATTACTCTTCCAGATGAGTTAGTTGCTGCTGGGAAAAGCTTTGTTGTATCTTTAAGTAAAGAGATCTGGCCCGGAGTCCATGGGTCAATGCCCTGTCCTGTAAAGTAACGGAAGCGTAGTTGTTCTGCGTTACCTTCAAGTGCTTCCTGAAACTGGATACCTTCACCAAGGTGAAAAGATGTTTGAGATCGAACCCATAGACCTGAGTCAAGGGTCTGCTCACCCGGTTCACGAGCTTGGTCAACACGCTCATACTTCCATCGGGCAGTAGATCTACGATAAGGAGTTGTGTCGTTAACATTCAAAAGAAATGGCAGACCACCAATAGCCACATCAAAGGCATAGGTGTTTGGATCGTAGTATTGAGAGCTTCGACCTGTGAGGTCGACAATGACTGTCTCCGTAATATCCGGGGATTTAGACTGCTTTAATACCACGCTGTCTCCTTATGGAAAATTAGTGAAAGTTCTTACTTATGACATTGGGCGAGGACACTTTCTAAACTGCCCCTGTTTCAAACTATTCTGTAATCTCAACCCAGTTTTGAACTGAATCATCCCAGCGATAATACTTGCCGTCAGTTGGGAAAGGTACTGGTGCTTCCCACTTACAGGTTGATTCATTCAATGTCCAAGAGTTAAACGGCTTCGGAGCAATAAATGCATCTCTTGATGCATCATAAGAATAATTTATTGCTGCATAGTTTTTTCTTATGCGTGAATTATATGATGTCTGTTTCCAATTTGAATGACCATGAATTGATGTAAGAAATTCAATTCCTTTTTCTTCTGACTCAACTCCGTTAATAATAATATCTTCATCATTAACCATATGGACAGATAGAACTTTATTGTTCTCATCTAGCTTTGCAAATGTAGCCATTGTTTTCCCCTATCTCGCATATCTAACTATTACAATACCTGAGCCGCCATTGCCTCTGGCTCCATATGTTGCTTCGTCAGAGGCTGAGTTTGCACCACCACCGCCACCTGTATATGGAAGACCGCTGGTTGCGGCAACTGATGGAGCTGTTTGTGGTTGAGCTGATCCGCCACCGCCATTTCCGGGAGTTCCAAGAGTATCAGTACCCAAGAATGTAGCTCCTGCTCCACCTCCTGCAAACCAATATGTTCCACTAACATTGTGGCCATATCCTGTATCTACACCCCATGATGAGTAAGTAGATACTCCTGCACCACCTGATCCAGAAGATGTAGCCCCTGCATTTCCTCCAGCAGCTCCGGCTCCACCTCCGCCTCCACCACCATAGTTATCTGGTGTTCTTCCAGAACCACCGGCATTGCCTTGGCCTGAAGTTGGCGAGCCACCAGCGGTGTTGTTTCTTGCACCACCACCACCTGAGCCACCGGCAGACCCACTAGGGCCATTAGGGAAGTTAACAGATTGACCTGTTCCTCCGCCTCCACCAACGGATGCAGTTAATGAAGCAAATTGAGAGTTGCCACCATTGGCACCTACATCAGTATTTGGATCCATTGCTCCGGCACCACCGGCTCCAACAGTTACAGAGTATGAAGTTCCAGCAGTAAGTGACTGTGAGGAATGGAGAAGAAGACCACCAGCACCACCACCGCCACCAAGAGATGCTCCACCTCCACCACCACCAGCAATAACAAGAATGTCTGCTGTCATGTTTATGTCAGGAACAAATGTTCCGTCACCTGTAAACACATGGTAAATATATGAAGATCCAAGTTTTACTATTCCACCAGATGCCTCTGCTAATGTTGAATCATTAGATGCTTTAGATGTTTTTTGTGCAGATACGCTAGAGTCTTTAAGTCTTTTAATTGCCATTAGATTGAATACCTCACTATTACAATTCCTGAACCACCTGCACCAGATGCACCGGAAGAAGAACCTGTTCCTCCGCCACCGCCTCCACCACCACCGGTATTTGCAGTACCGTTTCCAGCAGCAGAAGTGCTTGAAGAACCATTTCCTCCGCCGCCAACTCCACCTGTTCCACCGGATCCTCCATAGGATCCGCCTCCACCGCCACCAGCAAAGTATCTTGTTCCTGAAGAATCAACTCCGGTTGATGTTGCTGCTGCCCAAGTATTTGCAGCAGATGAACCGGCACCACCTGCACCGCCACCACTTCCGCTGCCACCGCCGCCTACTGCTCCAGCACCACCACCACCGCCACCGCCGTAGTTTGAAGCAGAAGCCGTGCCACCACCGCCATTGTTTCCTTGTGATGAAGTTAGCGTGGCTCCACCGGAGCCACCATTTCTTCCTCCACCACCAGAGCCACCAGTAGTTCCGGGATATTGACCTTGTATTCCGTTTCCGGCACCACCGCCAAATGCAAGCAAACCTGCAAAGCGTGAGCTAGATCCATTATTTCCGTTTGTTCCAGAAGATGATACAGAAGCACCACCTGCACCTACGGTTGCAGAGTATGAAAAGTTTGGTTGCAGAAATATCGATGAAGAAATTAACATTCCTCCTGCACCACCAGCACCAGCTCCACGATCTCCGACATATGTGCATCCACCACTTCCGCCACCGGCAACCAATAAAACATCGACAGTTATTCTGTCCAATGTCTTAAAGGTTCCGTCACCTGTGAATACATGGTAGACATAACCATCAGATACAGAAATAGTTCCACCGGTAGCCTTTACAGGACTAATCCTTGTGTGCTTTGGATTACCGTTTGCTAAAGATGCTGTTCTAAATTTTTGAAAAGCCACAGGTGTATACCTTTCGGTTAATTAGTTTTCTGAGCCAAATGCTGAAAATGTAAGGTTTGCGTTAGATGCGTATGTACGGATTGCGTTGGTCGCAGCTAATGTAAGACCAAGAGTTAGTGCTACTGAATCATTGCCTGCAATAGTTACATCGTATGCAATATAATGATTGTTTGCTAATGTTGTTGCTGCTGTTGGCTTTACTGCCAAACGATATGTGGCTGCTGTTGATCCACGATTAGTTACTACGATTGATGATACTACTGTTGAAGAAGAAGCAGGTACTGCGTATAGAGCCTCTTCTGTTGTTGCGGCAGCGGCAAGCTGACCAAGTACTTTATATGCCATGTTTATGCTCCCATGAGTAGAAACGGATCGAGACCAGATGATGTTACATCTGATGCTTTAGCTAAAGGATACCCTCCAGCCGTGGCACCATCGTGAACTACGAGGGTGTCCTTGGTGGTGTCGACTGTTATCTCACCAACCAAACCTGTAAATGTAGAGTGTTCTGCTGTAGTGCCTCTACGAATTTGAACTGCAAATGAACTAGGCATCTTATGCTCCCATCAATAAGAAGATGTCTGACTTTGGATCTGTAGTTACTGATTCCCATGAGGCAGTAGATCCATCTGTTGTTAAATACTTTCCAGTATTTCCTGTCTGTGAAGGAAGGCTAACTGGGGCTGCTGCCCAAGTAATACCGTTGGTTGCAGTAGATGATGCTGTAAGAAGGTAGCCATCTGTTCCAACTGCCAATCGAGCTGCTGTATCAGCAGCAGATGCAACAATCAAGTCACCCTTAGCATCAAAGATTACAGCTTGAATTGCACTTGCAGCAGCAGTCGCAGAATTCGCTGCCGAGGTGGCAGAGGTTGCGGCAGACGATGCAGATGTTGCTGCACTCGATGCTGAGGTAGATGCACTAGATGCAGAGGTTGTTGCTGCTGTTGCAGAGTTAGCAGCAGAGGTAGCAGATGTAGATGCTGAAGTAGCAGAGGTTGCTGCTGCTGTAGCAGATGTCTGTGCTGATGCTGCAATAGTTGCAATGTTGATATAGGTAGTCGATGTTGTATCGGCATCTGTAATAGATCCCATATCACGGACAATTCCTGCACCAGTCAATCCAATTACTGATGAGTAAGTAGATGCTGCTGAACTTGCTGATGTAGCAGCAGATGAAGCACTTGTTGCTGCTGATGTAGCAGATGTCAAAGCAGAGGATGCAGAAGTTGCAGCCGAGGTTGCTGAAGTCGAAGCACTTGTTGCTGAGGTTGCAGCAGCAGTTGCACTAGCAGCGGCTGATGTAGTCGATCCAAAGACTGTATCAATGTAAGTCTTATTGACCGCATCTGTTCCGCTTGTGGCTGTAGCAAGATCTGTAATTTTATTGTTACCCATTGACAATGCACCGGTCATAGAATCGCCAGCCTTGGCAACCTTGGTTCCGATAGATGTAGCTACTGTTGTGGAGAAGTTAGCATCATCATTAAGTGCTGCTGCTAACTCATTAAGAGTATCAAGGGCAGCAGGTGCTGAATCGATTGTAGCTGCTATCTGGGTATCTACATAAGCCTTAGTTGCTGCATCTGTATTAGCAGATGGAGTTCCAAGACCTGTAATCTTGTAAGTTCCAGCAGCAAGATCAGAACCCAAAGTTCCGCTTGTGATTGTCTTAGATGTAAGAGTAGATGCAACCCCATCAAGGGTTACTGTGCCTGTGGCATTAGGAAGAGTAATTGTTCGATCTGCTGTTGGATCTGAAGCAAGAAGTCTAGTTTCGTAGGCATCTGCTGTAGTACCTTCAAAGTAAATTCCATCGCCATCAATAGTAGGTGATGTAAGAATTTTATTTGTAAGTGTCTGTGAATCAGTATCTCCAACAACATTGCCAGTTACACCGTGAACACCTGCTGTTGTTGGAACAGCAACAGATCCAATATGAGCAGAGAACTCGTTAAAGTCTTGACCGGAAACAACATGGCGAACCGTAGCTCCTGCGGAGTGAGCCACATTTGTTGTAGAATCTGCACCACGAGTTACAGTAAGGGTAGTTCCACCACCAGATGCGGTAACGCTAATGAGTTCTTCTTTGTTGGTATCTGGATCGATAACCAAGGTGTAAGGGTAGTTGCTTGGAAAACCTGTTACTAGGTCAAGCGTGATTGATTGAACAGTACTATCGATACCTGATGATAGCGATGCCTGTTTTGCTGTTGAGGCGTAGTATCTTTTCTGGGCCATTGGTTACCTCGTATAGTGGAGTCGGGGTGGATAAAGATCTCGAAGGCCAGCAGCTTCTTGCTGTAGTCGTTGCTGGTATAAACCAAGGTAGAATCGTGCAACGGAAGTTCCGCCACCGATTGGCTTGGATTGATCCATCATGTCTGCTTCTACTGTCTGGCTTGGGATTCGTGCAGCATCTGAACCAACGATAAGTCGAGCAATAGCTCCATAAACAATTACATCGATAGTAGAAGATGGCAGACCAGTTACTGTTTCGTAGATGTCGTTCTCAGCAGAAAGAACTGATGGAGCCTTGGCATAGATAACCTGAACAGTTCTGCCCGGATCAATCATGTCAAAGATATTGATGGTCTTGCCATTGGCAAATACTGTTGTGTTGGCAGTCTTGTCTGTGTCATATCTACGGACATTGAGCCATTCCTTGGTTGAGCCAATAGTCTGCCATTTGACATTGAGGACATAGTCGGCAGTAGCCGGAAGTGAGTAGGCAGTAACGGCTGAGTTAAAGCTAAAGGTGTGTGTGCCTACCCCAAAGAGTTCTGGGTAGACAGCCTGAATTGTGTCGTTAATAGCCTGCTTGACCATGAATCGTGGGTATTGAGGTGCAATTACCACCTTGGTCTGGTTGGCTGCCGTAGAGGCTGTGGTGCCTCTAAAACCCCTACCCCAAGGGGCAAGGTAAACCTGCTTGGTTAGGTTGTCTGTCCGATCTACATACATCAGTTCAGAGCCAACCTCGATGATGCCACGACCCATCTGGGCAGTCTCATTGACTACGAAGTCTGTGGCTGTGGTTGATGCAATTCCACCAGATTGGTTGATCCAAGTAGCGGTTTCCTGTTGGGCCCCATAACTCTGGATCTGCCCAAGGACTCGTTCTATAAGTCCACTAAATGTTGTTGTCATTCACTCACCGCTCTCAGGGCTGCGGCAGCAGCCTTATCAGTAGTTCCGCCTAGTTGGTTGCAGACACCACGAAGGTCTTTGTAATTAGGCCGAGTGTTACCAGCCTTGACATTTAAGGCACCAACAACGCTTAACCCTGTAGTTCCAGCCCAAGTGTTTGCAGCCTTAGCTGCACCTACATATGACTGAATAGCAGGATAGGTGCCACCATTAGCGAGGCGATTAAGTTCTGCATGGAGTGTGCTTCCGTTGGTACCAGTTGCCATTACTTAGCCTTTCTCTTTGCTGCTGCGTTATCTACTAAATTTGGATATGGTCTTCCAGCCTTCTTAGCAGCAGCCTTAGCTTTTGCTTTCTGTGCCGGAGTCAATGGAGTAGATTTTTTATTGGGATTCTTTTTATCCCAGAATGCTGTTTTCTTTTTCACCACTTCACCTTGTCTGCCCAATAGGCTGCTGACATTTTTCCTTTAGCGATGTTCTTTGCGTGACGAGCTTTGAATGATGCTTGTCTTGCTGTTGGCTTCTTATCACCTGATACACCCTGTTGCCCAAAGCGAATTGTCTTCACCTTGTCTCCAACCTTTGCAACTACAACATGAGATTTCGTTGGGTGTGATGGAGTTTTCTTTGGCTTGTTAAAGCCAGATACCCCGGCCTTCTTCAGCCGGGGATCTCTCTTCTCGGCCATTTACTTCTTCTTGCCCATTTTCTTAGGCATAGCCTTTTTCATTGGCTTACCAGATTTCTTTGCTTCCATCTTGGCATCTTTCATACCCTTTGCTGAGTATGGAAATTCTTTCTTTCCGACCTTTGGCATTTGCTTCTCCCTTTGAGTTATGACTTTGACTTTCCCACCGCTGTTTATATCAAACGAGATGGAAATCTCTATGGCCTTACGAGCTTCATTAGCTGCTGTTCTTGTATTCGTTGGGGATAAAGATGTTCTGGCTAATGCACCGAGTGCATATGAACTTCCAGATCCAACTCCGTATATTCCACGATCATCTCTTACCCAAGAAAAGTCATTATCGATTTGATAAATCTTTCCTCGAAGGCAGATCAACGCATCAAAACCTGATCCATCTTTGGGGTCATTATCGGCAGTCTTAGGCGATGGGTCGTATCCATAATCTGCGTATGCTTGCTTAAGTGATGGCAATAAATCTGTCATCATAAATTTATCTAAGTTCACACCTCGTGGAATTTTAGGAGCATTCCAACTGTGTAGGGCTATATCCCCGGCGATTGCATCGCCAGCAAAGGCGATTACATACTCACCCTTCTCAACTACCTTATCCATACCGGTAGCAATGAACTTCTGATCTGCACCAACTATCAGGGATTCGGCTGCGATCAATCCCCAGCCCTTACCTTGAATCCCAATTATGGTTGTCATACTCAGTCCTTAAATGAGTTATCGGTTGAGTCGAATGCCTTACCGGCTAAGTTGCTTAGTTCGACTGCACCACGAATATCCTTCATGTTTGTTGAAGCTGGTTCAATGCCTTGATCGATTGCAGACTTGTATGCGTTTAGTTCCGCATCCCACTTCTTCTGTGACATTAGGCGAGAACTGTTTGCATCTCCAGTATTAACCTGTAGACCTGATTGCTTTAGGCACTCACCCCAGTTGATGTGATTCTGAGTAGGGCAACCTGTTCTGCATCCCATTAAACTATCTCCACTAAAAATCCGTTATGGGCTATATTTGAATCAGAGTCGGCTTGAGCTTGAGTTCTGATTGGAAAGCCTTGTCCTACAAGAATATCTTTTGTTGCTTCGTTTACTATGTGACCTCGCCCACCGAGGAACACATAATCATAATCTCTTAGTTCATCTTCTGTGACTGCTCGAGCCAAAGACATAACACCATCATTGATAAGCACGGCTACCCCTCGCTGGGATACGACTCTACGCCACCACTTGTCAGCTAATGGATAACCTTCCATTACCTGCGGTGGGTAAAATGTATATGTTGCCATGATTCTCCTTGTTAATAGAGAGGGAGGCAGGTTGCCCTGCCCCCCTCAACTAATGACCTACTAGAGGCTAGATCCGCCTGTTTCCAAACGAACGACTGCTGCATCACGGAAGATGCCCCAGCCACCGAAGTACTTCCAGCCGAGGGCTGACTTACGGCGAAGGATGTCGATTTGAGGAGCTACGACTGTTTGCACATCGTAGACATTAGCCTCAAGAAGAGCTTCCTTACCGACTGCAACTGCTGAGTAAACTCGAGCAGAAGATGCACCGGATGTTGCTGAAGGAACACGAGATGTCTGAACAACTTGGAAGCCTTCAAGAACACCAATGGTGCCTGTCAATAGGTTTCCAACATTTTCAGTTGTGTACTTGTGGATGTCCACAAATCCGCCTGAACCAGTCTCGGCACGAAGGTCGAAAGCTTGGCGTGGGTGGATGAACAATGTGTAAAGGTCACCAACACGAGGTTGAGCGTTAGCTTCAAGAAGCTCTGTTTGTGCCTTACGAAGCATTGATGTTGATAGAACATCTGAAGCTGTAAGAGTAGCTGTTGATGTACGGCTTCCACCGTACTTAACTACTGTTCCAGATGTTAGTGCTGTTGCAACTAGCTGATCCAAAGTATCAGCAGCGTTGTAAGCGATTGCATCACCGATCATGGTGTCGATAGAAGAGAATGTGGCCATGTTGACCTTCTCTGTCTGCTCAACAGCATTACCGTATTCAGTAACAGTAACTGTTACCTGTGATGGGTTTGCCAATGCAAGAGGTGTTACATCGGATGTTTCTGTTAATGCTGTGGTTGCTGCTGCCAAGTTTGAGTAAACTGCAAACTTGAGAGTAGTTCCCGGGTTGGTGAGGGCTACTGGTCGTACATCTGCGACTGAACGCATGACAGGAAGTGAGCGGAGTGCAGCTCTTACATATGTGTCATATGCATTGACTACTAAGTTGCCTACACCAGAGATTTGAGTGGTTGCCATTTACGGCACCGCCTTTCTGGGTTAGTACCCAGCTTTACCAAGATCTGCAAATAGCTGCTTCAATGCTTCAGGCCCCTTTACAGCGGCCTCATCCATCTGGGCTTGAATCATCTGTTCACGATCAGCACTAATGCCGCCGTCTACAGTTGACTGAGCCTTCTTGTAGCTATCTATAAATCCTTCTGGTATTGCTGGATTTGATTGGTTGGTTTGTGACACACCGAATACATCTCCGTATTCTGTGAGCCATGACGACAACGATTCCTCCGTGAGGTCGATGTCCTGTGGAATGAAAGCCGAAATCTTCGGATTCACTCCTCGAGCTGTAAGGACTTCTGAGATAGTTCTCTCTCGTTTTTCTTTACGCAAATTGGAAAGCTCTTCCTGAATTTCCTTCAGTTGCTTTTCTTTTGCCTTATTGGCCTTGCGTAGTTGTCCGAGAACATCGTTCGAATCAAGTTCGAAGTCATCCTCTTCCAGTTCGTAATTGGACATTTGTCCTACTCCCTTTTCATGTTAGTCGCTGGCCACAATGCAATCGGGGAAATGCATTGGCTCCAACTTCCGGGTTTATACTCATCTCAAGTTCCGGCATTTCTAGAGATGGAGTGGGTGTCCGGGTCTCGAACCCGGATGATTGCCAATCACCCTGTTACTTAAACTGTTTTGACTCTTAATGCCTTAGATCCGATACCACTTGTGCCACCGAATGCTGCTGCACCTGTTGCCTTAATTCGTGCTGCTTGTGCTTGTGCTTGGACATCTCCACCGAACTCGGCAGCGATTGCTTCTTTGGCTCCAAAGTTCTCACCATAGATAGCAGCAAGGTTTCCAGTTGTCTGGAGTTCACGCTGAACCTGTGAATACTTTTGGCGTTGTGATCCATAGCCAAGAGATCCTGCACCGTAGGTCTGAGCCATATTTGCTTCTTCTGCTGTTAGGCCTTCAATAAGAGCTGCTGCTGTGTTCATGTTCTTTCCAGCAATCTGCTCAAGGATTCCCTGACCCTTTGCTGGGTCAATCATGTATGCAGTAAGGGCTTCGTCACCGATACCGTATAGATCCTTAAGTTGCTTACGAACATTGGAATCTGTGCCTGTAGTTACAAAGTCACGATATGCCTGAATAATGTTTGCAACATCGACATTGGTGAGATTGTTCTTTAGGAAAGATTGGAAGTCTGTTGTCTGATCGTAGAAGCCTGTTGGCATATTGTATGAAGTCAATACCTTTTGGTATTCATCTTCCATTCCAACGATTGTCTTCTCATCTAGTGCCTTATAGCCTTGAGCTAAACGAGCTTCATTGACCTTGCCAAAGCGTTCATAGTAAGACTTGGTGTTAATCAACTGAAGGTAGAAACCTTCTGAAGTTGTAGGGATTTCATCGAATGCTTTGCCAAAACGATCTGTGCCTTTGCCAGCAAAAATTGCAGCAATGTCATCTCCAACTTCTTTAATACCCATCTGGGTAAAGCGTTCCCGGATAACATCAAATGCTGACTTACGCTGGGCTGCAATCTGTTCTGCCTTAGCAGTTTCAAGTTGCTTTTTTTGTGCATCAAGCATCTTTTGGAATTCTGCATTCTGTGCAGCAATAGCCTTTTGTATAGCAGCATTGACATCTTCAGGTGTCATACCTGCTACTTGTTCTGGGGCAGGAATTGTATCTTTTGTGCCATCATCATATTCAGTAATTTGAATACGATTTGCACCAGATCCTGAGTAATACTGACGAACTATTTTTTTGCCAGTTTGAGTTTTAGTTCCAATAACTTTTACAGATCCATCGCTGTATGTAACAGTAAATGTTCCATCACCATTATCTACTCGAGAGACTTCAGTTACTCCAGCAGGTGGGTTATCTCCATCCCCTGCTACTTTATTGGGATCATTAACAATTTTTCCAGATGCATCTAGCATCGTTCCAGATGCCGCAAGAATTCCTTCAAGTGTTGTTGTGTTTACTCCACTTGTTGGGCCGATAGGAACTGCACCTGTTCCGGTACCTGCACCAGTACCAGTTACAGTTGGGCCATAAGGATTAGCTGCTGTTTTAGGTGCTGTTATTTTTACATTTGTTCCACTATAAAGAACTGTTTGTCCTGCATCTGCACGAGCTTTAAGAACCGGGTTATCAGCAAGGATCTGGGCAACAGTAGTGCCTTGGGCTTTTGCAATACCTGAGAGGGTATCTCCGGATTTAGCCTTTACTTTTTCTGCCATTATGGAATCACTCCGAATCTCGAACCGACATCAATTAAGATGCTGTCAGCTTTAGCTCTTGCGTTGGCTGTGTATTGCCAACGGCTGTCTTTGTATAGGTCTTGCTCGAACTGCCACAATGGAGTGACTGTTGACGATGTTTTGTCTCCTACAGTTGTTGTTGAGCCAATCATTGCTTTACGAACAGTTGCATCCTCTAGATCTAGTGAACCTTCTGGCACCTCAAGGATACGAGAAATTGCACCGATGTAAGGGCTTGCAATAGATAGTGGAGACTCTCCGTTGAGAATACGATCACGGAACGCTGGGAAGAGTTTTACTGCTTCTTGACGAAGGTTCTCATCAATCTGTTCGTTAGATGTATCTCCAAGGAAAACATTCTTTGCAAGATTATCTGCTGCTGATGCAGTAAGTGCCAAGCCAAACTGACGATACTTGGTAGTAACCATAATCTTGTTAGCATTGATTTGTTGCTGGACTTTAGGCTGAGATAAATACTGGTCAGTTCGGCGAAGCTTCTTCTCGAAGTCGCTGATATTAGATGAACTAATAAGAAGTGTCTGGAATTGCTTATCATCTATCTTAAAGGCAGATGAGGCAATCTCAAGGTTCTTACGATAGATCTCGATGTAGTCAGCAGCAGCCTGAGCAAAGGTATTTCCTGCACGGATAGAGTTAGCAACATCTGGCTTAACTGTATCCAACTGGAACTGGGCAATAGTCTTTAGACCAATGTCATACTTGATCTCATCCATGCTCTTGACTTTGGCAAGGTATTGATCTCGGTAAGTATCTTTAGTTGCCTGATCTAATTTAAGACCATTGGCAAGTTCGGCTGCACCAATAAGTGCAAAGGTTCTCTGGTTGACATCTTTAGCCCAAGCAGTTCCTGAAAGGTATGCTTCAACATTGGCGGCAGATGAATTCTCTCGTGCCATGCTAACAAGCTTGTTATAGATGTCTGGGTAACTAGCCTTAAAGTAATCGATAAGATACTTGCTACCATACTCACCAAGCTTTGCTTGCTGCTCTGCTGTCAATGCATTTGGATCTACAAGGATTCCACCTTGATAGGTTTTACCGCCAGCAGTTCCTGTGAATGGTTTACCGTTCTTTAGGTATGGCTTATCAGCAGTTCCCTTACCGGTGAATTTATCTCCACCACCTGTGTTGCCTCCAGTATTACCTCCGGTGTTTCCACCGGTATTGCCTCCAGTATTACCGCCTGTATTACCACCGGTGTTACCACCAGTATTACCACCTACTGCTTGATCTACAACAGTTGGGCCTCCGCCTACTCTGCCTGTTGCCTGATTAGAATTTGGAAAATTAGGAAGGTTGTCTTTAATGTTTGGAATGCCATCGCCATCAGAATCTTCTGATTCAGATTCAACGCTGGCACCACTTTTAGTAGTTAACTTGCCAGATGTATCTACTTGATATTTTCCAGCAGCAAGATCTTTTGACTCTTGATAAGCCTTAGTCTGTGCATCTAATGTTGATTGATAACGGTTAGCAAAATACTTCAAGTCACGAAGATCGGCAGTAGATAATTCCTGTGTCTCTTGCTTGCGAAGAAGTTGTTTAACTGCAAAAAGATCGCTATCGATTGATTTTTGAAGACCTTCTGCATACTTAATGCGATTCTGTGCAGTAATCTTTATACGAAGTTGTGCATCGTTAGCAGCTTTAATTTTGTTAGCTTCACGCTTTGCTTCATCACGAGCCGCTTTAGCAGCATTCGCATTTGCAACTGCATCTGCTACAAGTTTGCTAATGTCTGGGTTTTTTTCAGCCATTATCGGACACCCGCAATCTTCGCTATAACATCGCCGTATGAATTAAGAGTCTTGTTGACTGCTTCTGTTTCTAACTCTGGGTTAGCCATAATTGCCTGTTCAACTACTTGACCCTTGCCAGCCATCGATAGGCCTCCAGTTGTTGTAGTTGAGTATTGACCCGGTGCTGTCTGTGTTTGTGTAGTGATTGAAGGGTTAGCCTTCTCAGCAGATGTAAGAGTTTGAAGAAGTTGATTATATTCAGCATCACGAGGATCACGACCAAGTTTTGCACGAAGTGCATTCTGAACGATTGCTTGTGCTTCTTCTTTGGTTGAGATACTTGATACTCTCTGAGTGGTTGTTCTTGGTTCTCCACCACCACCGGATCCAATGGCTGCTAACTTCTCTTGCCATGTACGACCACCATCAGCATTGGCTTCACCAAGAAGTTTCTTAAATGCTTCTGTGTCAGCCTTGCCCCAATAGGCAGTCTGGAAATCAGACTTAGCAAGTTGTCCACCTTGAATCAAAAGAGCTTTAACTTGGTTTTGATCTGATAAAGATTTAATCTGTTCTCCAAGAATCTGATACACCTGAAGATCTGAAACTTGATATAGGGCAGAATAAATCTTGCCAGTTACATCTGTTTTCTTACCAGTCCTTGGATCAGTAAAGACAACACCCGGGCGGAATACGCCAGTTCCTTGTGCAGGATATGAGTTGCCGCCACCTACTGAAGGGGCAGCATAAGGATTAGTTCCTGATGTCTTTTCCAAGGAATCATCGATTCCGTTCTTGTTTAGATCAACCATTAGTTATTTCCTGTCTCTGTTGCAAATACACGCCAGTACATTACAGAGAAATCTGGGTGTTCGGAGATTATCTGGTAAGCAGTTTGGTCTAACCATTGTGCTACATTTTCAACAGCTTTACCTGTAAGTGTCTTGTATCCTGCTTGTGCAACAGAATTCAATGCTGACTCACGAGCCTGTAAGAACTTAGCCAAGCCCTTACCTGATTCGGTTTCAGCAAACTTAGGATTGCTAAGAGCCTGAGTTACTTCCTTGACAAGTGTCTCACGAGGAACACCTGCTGCACGGAAGTCTGGCTGTCCACCGAAGTCATCATCCATTGCTGCCTTACGAGTCAAGTAGACTTGATGGGCTTGCTTCGGATCTGCACCCTGTTGGATAGCGATGGCTTCATCGCTTTGTAACTTAGCCTTACGAGCTGTGTACACATAACGAGCCGCTTCCATCTGCATTTCGGCTGGAGTCAACTTAAATCGCTGGCCACGCTGTGCTTGCCATTTAGCAAATTCTTGTGAGTATTGTCCACCGGGGAAGAAGAGGGCAAACGCATTTGGTACTGCATTGGCATCTTTACGGTTATTTGTATAGAAATTCCAAGCTTCATCAGTAGGTGTGATACCACCACGAGATCCGGATACCAGAGCAAAGAGTGCTGATTCGCCATACTTGTCAGCCCACTTGGCTACAGCAATTTCATAACTGTCTGGGTTGTTTGCACGGATCTGTAAGAAGTCATTAAACATAAGAGCCTGAACATGAAGTTCACCCTCTTTGTCCTTAGCAAGAATCTGAGGTGCAATAGATCCGGGAGCCACATTCTGTGTGATACCACGCCATAAGGCGAGGACTCGATTGACTCTACCTGCATCTTCAAGAAGCTTTGCTTGTGCTTCTCCACCAAGTGGGAAGTCTCCATAGTTACCAGTTGATGCAAGGTATGTCATCAATGGTCGAAGAGTAGACATACTCTTCTCCTCAAAGGAGTTAATACCTAAACCGTAAAGAACTCTTTGGGCCCAAGCAGGTGTAAATGATTCAACGATTCCAGTCTTACCTTCAGGGGCTCCGAATGGATAGATCACATCACGGAGTTGATCTGCTGCCCAACCTTCTTGGCTCTGGATTAGTCGACCCAATGAAAGTTGAATTGCAGGGCCTACACCCGGTAGCAATTCATTGCTGAATGCAAGGTTCAAAGATGGAATCGAAAGTGATGTTGGCATCGATGGAACTGCTTCACCAGTTGCTGTTGAAAGCATCCAACCAAGTGCATTGCCTGCCAAAGGAATAACCATACGAGGATCACCATAGGTTGGATCCTTGTAGATAAATCCTTGGCTTGGGTCATTCCAGTTCTGACCAGTCCATTCATAAATGACACCAGTCTCTGGGTGAGTCAAAAATTCAAAAGCGTTAGCAGCCTTGTAAGTACGAGCCTTGCCTTGTAGGCGGAAGGTATTGGCTACATCTGTGCCAATCAACTTACTCCAAGTAGCAATAGTGTTACCCCACGCTGCTGCGAAAGGAGCCACTAAACGAGCTGCAACTGCATACTGCTTCTGTCGCATTGCATCGTAGTAAAGCTTCTGTAGTTTATTAGCAGCAAAGTTATTTGCGATTGTATGCATATCATCGGCAGCAAGTCCTCGATCATCGAGTGTCTTGATTGCCTCACGCATACGAACCAATGATGGGTTTTCAAACCCTGCCTTAAGTCCAAAGACTTTAAGACCACGAAGTTCTTTCTCAGCAATAGCAAGGATCTTAACTGCCTCATCCTTGGTAAGAAGATTCATGTTCTCTGCAACACCGTTCCAATATTGCTGCTTAAACTCTGGGCCAAGTGCTGCTCGTTTTTCAATCGATGCAGAGACTTGGAAGAACTTAGATGCTGCTCGATCCCATTGACCCTTGAAAGATGCAACGGCACGGACATCATCTGTTGGAAGCTTGAGTTGACCGATAGCCTTTGAGATGTCTGTTGAATCAACATATCCCTTAAGGATATTGGCAAGCCATACATCCTTTGATTGAGTTCCCTTTGGATTAAATCCGGGAGTTCTCTTGCCATCTACTGCAACCATTGCTTTACCAGATATAAAGTCACGCAACTCTTGGCGGCCACCAGATAGATTATCAACACCTTCTGTGACTACCTTGAAGTAATTCTCCATAGCCTGACGAGCAATAGCCTCGTCTGCATCAAGCATCAATGCACGATTGAGTTCATCAACCTTGGCAATCTGTGTACGAAGCAGGATTCCCTGCTCTGTCTCAAACATAAAGTCAACAATGAACTTCTCGTAATCACGAGATAGATCCATTCCTTGTGCTTGCTTCTTAGCAACAAAAGCTTCTGCTTCTTTGAACCAAGGAGTAATCTTTCCGTTGGCACCCTTGACTCCACCAGTAAGACCACCGGCAACTAAACGAGCCATAGCTGATTCACGGAATTGAAGGATTGCTCCGGCCCATGCCCGATTGAATCCTCGTTCTTCTGGTGTAATAAAACGCATACCGGTAGGCAGGATCTGTGAAAGACCACGAGTGCCTTGGCCCATACCAACACCGATAGATCGAGACATCATTACAGCAAACTTATCTGCATCTGCAAGTGCTGCTGACTTAAAGCCGATTGCATCCATCTCTTCAACCGCTTTGTTGAAGTTTGTGCCAAAGACTGTGTTGTCGAAGCGAGACCATCGAGTAGCAAACTTAGCGATTGCATTACCCTCTGGGTTAGCCATCATCATTGCAGCAAACTGCAATGGGTGATTGAACAAGGTTGTAGATCCACCAAGGAATGAACGAACCTGCATATCACCAACATTTCGTAGGATGTATGAAACACGACCTACGAGAACTGTTTGCTTGAAGAATGAGTCAAAGAGATCAGTAGTTACTGTTCTAAGTTGCTGTGCATTCTGTGACTGGGAGAAAAGGTTTCTTGTTTTTCCTGTGAGCTGACGGATTGCATCGATGTCAGGCCACTTGATAAAATTTGCAAGTTGAGAGTCAATGAGTGGATCAAGCTGAGTGAACTTCTGGGTCTTTCCAGCGATCTTAAATTCTCGTGTTCCGATGTCCTTACCAGCAACTTGTGCCAAGAACTTTCGGTTAGCATCTGCTTCTTTCTTAAATACTCGAGCCGCATCATTAAGCATACGGATTTGTTCTTCTGTTAGGTTAGGAGCCTTCTCCTTAACCAAAGACTTAAGTGTGTCAATGAATACATTGAAGCGTTCAGTCGAGGTTGTAGCCGCCATCATTGCCTTAATGGATGTCTTCTGTAATTCAGCAGATGCCTTAAGGAATGGCAAAGTGTCATTCATTTCCCTGACCAATGTATCTACATCGTCTAGGTGAATAAGATTTCTAGTAGGTGCAAACCGTGTGAACGGTGCAGTTACTTTGTTGCTTCTCAGGAATGCTCGTGCATCGTTTTCTGCATTAAGCAGGAAGTTAGCAAAACCTTCATGGTGTAACTTCAATGAGTTAGGTGCATAGAAGCTTGACTGGAATTGGATTGCACGAGATTGAACTGCAAGTCCGACTCGTGTTCCACGAGATAGTTCTAGGCCAACTTCACCGGCAAGTAATCCCATAACTTCTTTTTCAGAAGTAGCAGCAGCCAAACGCTTGGCTAGATCAACTGTGATATTTCCATTCATTGCTCGCCATAGATCATCGTATTGTTCTGGGCCGTAGTGGATAGCAATAAACTTTGCAGCGTTCTGACCCATTGGGCCAAAGAATGCTTTAGCGGCCTGCTGGTAATCAAGGATCTGCTTACCACCTATGGTCATAAGACCAAACTCTGCTTCCATTGCTAAAGCCTTACGACCTCGTGCCTCTTCGAGAAGCATACGAGCCTCATCATCAGACTTGACTCGATCTTGAACATACTTAAGTCTGTTTCTCCAAGCTTCTTCAGCCTTGGCAAGTTCCTTTTGGACACCTTTTGTAACCTTACCCTGCTCGGCAAGAGTTTTATTTATATTAGCAAGTTGTTCCATGACTGTAAGGCGAGGTGCTGCTGCACCTTCGACTAGCCCTGTAACCTGCTGGGTAATTGCACCCTTAGTTGTAAGTGCTTGGACACCAAGATCGTTGATGTCAGGTGAGTTGATAGCATCAGCCTTGAAGCGACCAAAGTCAGAAATCTTTGCATCGAATGGATCTACTGTCCGTGGGAAGTAAGCGTATCCGCCACCACCCATACCACGAGTGGCACCGACATTTTCAAATCCTTGGATACCGGATCTTTCGTATGCTGCAAATAGTTGTTCTGTAATTCCAGCCTTCTGTGCTGACTGGATAAGTTCTGCGTGTGTTGCACCGGGTGTATCGATCACATCGAGAACACCTTGCAGTTTAGATTCTTGGATGCCAGCAGCAGTTCCAACATCTATAAGGTTAGAACCAATCTCGTTAGATACACGAGTTGCTTGTGGTGAATCTCCAGCTTTGATAAGACCTGTCCACTTGATAAGGCGTGGCTTCTGCTTTGCTGCTACACGAACTACAGCATCTACGCCATTGCGGATGCCTTGAGTTGCTGCACGATCACCCTTCTTAAGGGCTGCTTCTTCAAGTGTATGAATAAGTCCGGGAGCCAACTGTTCTTGTTCAACAAGTGTTTCTCCTGCACGAACTACTTCATCAAAACCTTTAGCATCAAGAATGCTTTGAACTGCTGCTGCACGACCAGCAGTATTGAGTTCAATACGATGAGCCATAAGGTCTTCAGCCTTACGAGCCTGTCCAACAAGCTGACCCTTTGTATCAGTTGCAGTCTTAAGACCTGCAAGTAAAGTGTCACGCTGTTGACGGAGTTGTCCGTTTTCTGCATCTAATAAATCTGCTTCAGACTTTGCTTTGTAATAAGTCTGGTATGTATTATCTACCTGTTCAGAGATAGCATTTAGATCATCTTGGTGTTTGATGATGTCTGCTTCAAGCATATTGATGTCGCCTGCTGCTGCTCGTGCTTCTGCACGAACTTTTGTAACATCACCCATAATGTCTTCGACATCACGAGCCACAGCCTTGATCGGTGCTGCCTTCGCTTCTGCTGCACGAGCTGCGGCCTTTGGCCCAACACGAAGTGTTACGCCAACCTTTCCAGCTTCTTTACCGATCTTAAGTAAACCTACACCGGGAACATAAGTAAGTGGGTCTGCTGCTAGATTGAGAACGAATCCTGAAATGGCTTGAAATGTACGAGCTGCTTTAGTCTCTGGATTATCGAATAGTGCTTGTGTAAGTCCACTTGAATAAGTCCAAGGAACTCCACCCTTCATCGTAGGGCCAGCAGCAATCTTTGCATTAAGTAATGCTTTACCTACCGCAGAGTTTTGATCTGCACCAAGAAAACCAGTACCTACATCAATCTTGCCTGTTTTGAAAAGGTTGATAAGAGCTTGACCTGTTTGAGTCTCATCAAAAACATTCATGCCACCCTTGCCGGATACACCGTTACGAACGCTGGCTTCTAGCATTTCAAATGGTGTAGATAAAAGCATGAAAGCAGTACGAGTAAGTGGTGCTAAGAAGTCAGCAGGTGAACCCTTCTTTGCAGAGTTCTGCTCTTTTAACTTAGCAGCAGCAGCAATGGCTGCGTTACGCTGTGCATCAATCAATGCTGATCCATCGAGTGTGGTCATAGCATTGGCTGTATTGCCACCAATAACAGCACCAGACTTTGTAAGACCCATGACCGTGCCGACAGATGCAGCAGGGTAGGCCTTAGCCATAGCAGCTAACTGCTTGGCAAAGTCTGGACTTAAATACTTAGATTGCTGGGCCTGAATGTATGTATCGTAAGCTGCTGTTCCTTCTTGAGGAATTGAACTTAACGATGCACCGAGACTACCAGCACCAAATGTGCCTCCGGTTTTTCCTGCCATTAACGCTTCTCATAATCTAATCTTTGTCCTAATCGAACCAAGTCTGGATCTGGATATAGGGCAATAAGTTGACGGACAAGTGTGGCAGTTTCATCCGGTGCTTGTGGTGGAATAGGTAATACTTCATTACCCGGGCCAGCACCAAAGGCTGCACCGAATGTAATCTCTTGATCTACATTTGGGTTTGGTGTAGAAAAGTTTCTGTTTGGCATAGCAGGTGCTGCGATCATAGGGCCCATTCCGCCACCCATTGCACCTGTTTCAGTTGCTGCTAATGGAACTCCGGGAGCAGTTTGTAGTTGTGTGAGTTCTGTGTTCTCACC